TGACAAACCAAACCAAAAAAGTTTCTGAATCGAACCCGGACGAGTTAACCCTTGGCGAGTTGCGGGCCGAGCGGGCACGTTTGGAGCAACTCATTGCGACCGGCTCAGCAAAGCGCGCCGATGCCAGCCGGTTGCATCGCGTGCTCTCTGTCATCCGGCACATCGAAGCCGCGCAGGCCGAGTCTGCGGCGGCGACGTGATCCATTTTCTCCCTGCTGGGTTCGGCCCGTGGATGCGAGCCGCAGCCGCCCACGGGGCGGTCCTTGCCCGGCGGGGAGTTCAGTTTTGAAACCATGAGCAAGAGCCGAACATTGAACCTTGGACCCGAAGCCGAGCGTCAGCTTGAACGGGTGGCCGTCCACGAGTCCGGGCACGAGACGGTTGCCGAGGCTTTCGGCTTGCCGGCGGGTTGCTTTATCGCAGGCCGGGCCGATGGAGTTTGCAGGCACAAGCTGGGCACGCCGCACCAGAACGCGGCCATCAGTTGGGGCGGCATGGTCGCGGAAGATTTGCTTGGTGTTCGGAGTGAACGGCGGCCGCTGCCCACCGTGCCGTTGTCGCGGGAGACACTGCCCGCATGGTTCAATCAAATGATGACCGCGGAAGGCCGGCGGCAATTGTCCTCCGCCGACCGCGAAGGGATCGAGGGCTACCCCGTCCAGTCTGCTTGCGATGCCTCATTCAATATCCTTTCTGAACGGATCGACGCCCTGAGATTCTCGGCTGCGTTGCTGGTCATGGATTCAAGGGATCAAGTATTCGAGTCTATAGTGCGGGGCGGCTCCAATGAGGCGGACGTGCTGGACGTCCAACACTATGTCAGGCAGGCCCAGGAGCGTGCCCGGCAGGAAGAACAGCAGGCGAACACCAAAGCCCTGGCCGCGAAATTGGATGCCCTGGTGCCCATGCCTCGGAACTTCCCGGCGACTATTGAGCCTTTTCTGTCGCTAATCGTCGCCGAGGGGCAGGGGGCTTATCACGAGCACGCGCAACGCCTGCTTGACTTCGCGCAGTTTCGCCGCGTGCGTCACGGAGATTCCGATTTCCTTTCCAGCCAATTTGAGACTTCGGAGCATTGGCTTTTTTGCGTGAACGCCTACCGCGACTGGCTGGAACACCGGAGGTCTGCGGCATGACGTGGCAAGGGGACTATCCGCCGCAGATTCGGAAATGGCGTTACACCGCCCGACAGGTGCTGGACGGGGAGTTCGACACCGCGGCGGCAGAGGTGTTGCGGCGGTTGCGGGTGAACCTGGAACTGCTTGGCGATGACGGCTGCTGGCTGTGCCGTGCTTCGGCACAACACATCGCCGAGCTTCAAGAAAGGAAACATGAGTGAACCGACAAAAGAGAATGAAGCGCCCTTGGCCACCACACCGAAGAATTTTGGACGCCCGTCCAAGTTCACACCCGACACACGCCGGCGGCTCATTGAGTTGATCGCGGCGGGCGTTCCTGTCACACACGCCGCCCGTGCGGTTGGCGTGAGTTATGAGAGCTTCAACAATTACCGCAAGCAACACGCCGGCTTTGCGGAGGAAATCGAAACTAGCGTTTCTGCGGCTATCGAGAAGCGCTTGAATGTGATTCAAAAGGCCGCGGACGCTGGCGACGTGAACAGCGCGAAGTGGTTGCTTGAACACTTGCACCCGCAGCATTTCGCCCGAAACCGAATCGAGGTTTCTGGCGTGGACGGCTCACCCCTGACGGCAGCAATAGCGGTTTACCTGCCGCAGAAAAACGGCGGGCCGGCAACAGAGGTGCAGGTTATCGCGGACGCGCCGCGGGTTGCAACGAAAGCAGCCGATGGAGGTGAAAATGAGTCCTGAAGAACTGAGGCCGCAAGCGGGACCGCAAACAGTTTTCCTTTCATCGCGGGCGGACATCGCTGTTTTTGGCGGGGCCGCCGGTGGCGGAAAGTCGTTTAGCTTGCTGCTGGAACCTTTGTTCCACGTCGGCAACGGACAGTTCCGCGCTGTCACTTTCCGCCGTACCGTGCCGCAACTGCGGGCGCCCGGCGGTTTGTGGGATGCGTCCCGTGACATCTACACGCGGCTTGGCGCCACTGCACGCGAGCAGGGCCACGAGTGGATTTTTCCGAGCGGCGCCGTTGTGAGATTCAGCGGCATGGAATTGGAAAGCGATGCTTACTCCTGGCAAGGCAGCGAAATCTGTTTACTAGCCTTCGATGAGCTTGCGCAGTTCAGCGAAACGCAGTTTTTCTACATGCTCTCCCGCAACCGTTCAATGTGCGGCGTGCGGCCCTACGTCCGGGCGACGACAAACCCGGATTGCGATAGCTGGCTGCGCGAGTTTTTGCGGTGGTGGATAGACGACGCCACCGGGTTGCCCATCGCGGAGCGCAGCGGGGTGTTGCGCTGGTTTGTCAGGGTGAGTGACGCAATCTATTGGGCCGACTCCCGGCAAGAGCTTGTCGAACAGTTTGGAGACGACTGCGAGCCCAAAAGCGTGACGTTCATCCCTGCCAACGTCCGAGACAATAAAATCCTCATGGCGCGTGATCCGGGCTACATCGCAAACTTGAAAGCATTGTCGAGGGTGGACCGCGAGCGACTCCTGGCAGGAAATTGGAACGTGCGCAGCGAAGCGGGAAGCTTCTTCCGGCGCGAGTGGTTCGGCATCGTGGACGCGCCGCCGGCGGATGTTGTCGCCCGCGTGCGGTTCTGGGACAGGGCCGCAAGCGAAAAGCGGCCCGGTAAAAACCCGGACGCGACTGTCGGCTTGCTTCTGTCGAAAGATCGGCAGGGCATCTATTTCGTGGAGGACGTTTGCAAGATGTTCGCTAGCCCGCACACGGTGGAGAAGGCGATGCAGAATTGCGCCGCACGCGATGGCACGGCAACTGACATCGGCTACATGCAAGACCCGGGAAGCGCGGGAGTCGATGAAGCGCAGTCAACAGCGCGAACCCTGGACGGTTACAACGTGCGGTTTGCACCCGCCACGGGCAGCAAGGAAGTCCGGGCCAAGGCGGTGTCCGCCCAGGCCGAGGCCGGCAACGTCAAAGTCGTTCGCGCACCTTGGAACGCGGAGTTCCTGCGCGTGCTTGAAAGCTTCCCTGACGGTGCGAAGGATGACGAGGTGGACGCACTCAGCGGCGCGCACGGAATGCTCTGCGCGCCGGGCGGCGGAATCCAACGGGCGTCGGACCTAATGACGGGCAACAGTGACGACGACGGGCCGACGCCTTGGGGGTGGGCTGGTGACGACAACAAATTGAGTGACCATGATTTCTGATTATGCCGAGGACTACCAAAACCATCGAGGCGACACACGGCGCCACCGAGCCAGCCTCGGACGTGCCGACAACGATTTCAACCAAGGCAGGCCGGGAGCAGTTCAAGAAATTGGCTTGGCACTTCCGGGCGCTGGGCTGGCTGCGGGCACCGCACCCGAACTCTAGCCACTACTTCGAGCCGCCGCCTGGAAAAGGTGGATGGAGGCGTCGCCGATGAACGCAGGTCAGAACCTCAGCCCTAGATCGTTTTTGGAGACACTTAGGCTCGTAGCATGGGCACACACCGAGGATTATGGGGCCAATTCCAAACGATACAGCTTGTCCTCGTTGAGGGACGGCTGGATAAAAAAATGTATTGTAAAATCCCACGAAAACCCCGTCCCCCTTCGCGGAATTACGCTGGCGGAATCGTACATTGTAGTCAGTATTGGAGCGCTGGTGAGGTGCTTGTTGAAATCGATGTGGACCGTATCTGGCCAACCGGAGCCATTGGTGGAGATCTGGATGTTACCCACCAAGAACTGGGCCGTTCCCCAATCTTCAATGATCGAAGAGTGGCTGTCAAAAATGAGCGTCGGTCTTAATTGGCCCGCAAATTTTCTCAGGACTGCTTCGTCGTTTAGTTTTTTGTCCACGGTGTCATTAATCGTTTTCTGTATCAGCATCCAGCCGCAGACGAATAAGCAAGATGCGGTAAGAAATGCCGCAATACCAATGAATGTGCCCCAGGCGGTTGTCATATAAATTCTATGAGAAGAATCTTTGAGGTAAGTTTTGTTGCCGGGAGCA